TCAGGAGAAATTGAACTGGCAATAGGTTGCATTCTTCACAACTATAATATACAATAAACTCATGCGTATCCTAACATTAGACAACCGACCCTATGATCTCGACCATTTGCCTGAAGAGGTAGATGACATGAGATTTGCAATATTAGACAACTCTGATCCAGCCAATCCTGACTATCATTACATTCCTTTAATCTTTTTAGAAAGTTTTAACGCACCTGCACTGGTATTACAGATAGGTGATTTCAAGATCAAAATGCCTGTGGATTGGCAGATCCTTATTGGTGAACCCGAGGTGGGAGATCTAGAAATGCTGCCACTCACCAGTGTGAATGATCGTGGGTTCAAAGTATTCCAATTCAATCCACTCAGTAGTTTCCGGCCTAGTTTTCCATCTTTAGAGATTGTTGATGTATATCAGGAAGTGTCTTGGTATGCACCCAAGCTGAAGAATGGGCAGATGCTATGTGTGCCCATCAATGACGCAGAGCAGCCGGACTGTGTGTACTTTGTCAAAGATATCAGTCGCAACTGCGAGATCGTGGATTACAATCGAGCCTGGTAATGGGACAGTTGAAGCCTGCTGCTACTTTAATATACGAGCGTGATGGTGACACAGTGTACGCTCGCGAGGCAGGAGCAGATCCCAGCACACGAATCGAAATAGGGCATGATTACGACACGCACGAAGAGCGTCGAGATGCAGATATCAGAGCAGGCATGAAGAAACGACGCGACTCACTGATGGAAGATCAACTGTGGCACAACATTCGCAGAGCAGCCCGCACCAATCCCACTTTACAAGATGCACTAGATCAAGCTATAATGCTGTATCACTTGACTCGAACTGAAAAATCACCATGAAAAAGACTGTCAAACTCGCATCTGCGGATCCGTATCTGGACCAGTGGAAAGACCTGTGGCTTACCAAGGAGTATGAACCAGATGCCTGGCAACGCATCAAATTGGAAAAATTGTGGGAAACGGAAGAATATAAAGAAGAAAAGGGTGAGCCTTACTTTGAGCTTGCCGACGATGAATACCGACTATTCGAACAATGGCGGGACATAACAGCAGCCGCAGAAACCAATGTGGCGTTGAAAGACCTGCTGGATCAGGCAAAAATGATCTATAGATTGACCAAGATCAAATGATCAATAATATCAACTCTTACCACAGACACGAGTTTGAGCAAAGTTTTAAACTCAATGAGATTTACAAAAAACTAGAACAAGATTTTGGAAAAAATAATCTGATATGGGAGAAATTTTTCTTCAATGGTAGATGGGTCAAGCACGAAAATCATAATTCGATATTGATGCCCAGGGCGAAATATAAAAATTTTTCAATGTCAGTGTTCTACTACTTGTTACCTTTGTTAGAAAATGATTACGATAAGATTTATGATCTAGGTTGCGGTAGGAATATGTTCAAGTTATATTTGCCTAGACTTGTGGGAGTTGCTGCGGACAGGCTATTCTTTACAAACAACTTGGTACGAAGTTATAATAATATAAAAGATCCAAGCTGGCCGAGGGTTACTGACATCGATGATTTTGAAAATTTGCCAGGCCGGATCAAAGAAGAATGCATTGAGAAAAAGTTAGATATTTCGTATTGGCAACATCCTGAACATGATCATTTTTACGGCGATGTTGAAGGAATTGTAGACGAGCAATATGTGCTGGCTCATCAGAATTACTTTGAATCGGTTTTTTCAATCTGCGCCCTTCACTTTTGTCCACTGACCAAGTTTAAAAATATTGTTCTTGATTTTGTTTCAATGATCAAGCCAGGAGGTCGTGGATTTTTATCGTTAAATCTACAACGGATGATTGAGCAAGAGCCAGACTTATCACAGTTATTTTCAACTGCTAACCCAACAACATTGCAGTACGATGAATATCTAAGGAATGAGTTGTCAACACTTGATCTAAAGTTTCTGATACTAGATATCGATTTAGAATTGATTAACGAGGGCATGGATGGTAACATAAGGTTAGTTATTGAAAAATGAGCGACAAACTGAACATTTCAAATGAGATGCGTCAACTGGACGCAAAGAACCGTGACTTCTATGATGAACTCACGCCGGAAGAACGCAAGAAGTTCTCAACATTCTTAATGGTGCGTTGGGGCTCGGCGGTGGATGGCAGCCGAGAGATCCAGGAATACTATGTGCAGAGCACAAATCACTATCTAAACAAGCACTTCTTTACCATGCATCGGCATCCCAGACTGCAATGGCTTATGGCCACAGCAGCAAGTCCGGGCATGGGATCAATGCGGCACAACTGGATCGCACCCAAGAAGAAAGAAGCCGGTGCCAGTACCCTAAAGAAACAACTGCGAGAACTGTATCCGCATTTTAAAGATGACGAGATTGATTTGATGGCTGCGCTCACTGACAAAAAAGAACTAGCTCAACTGCAACGGGCTCATGGTAATGACACCCGCTAGACTGGTAGTCAATGGGTGTAGTTACATGGTGCAGTATGCCCAAGGAAATGGACATGATGACTTGGCAACGCAACTGCGATTAACCAATCCTGTTAGTCTAGCAATTGGTGGTAGTGCAAATAGTCGTATATTACGTACCACTCTCAAACACAGTTATACCGCACCTCCTACTTTTTATGTTCTTGGAATGACGTTTTTATCAAGGCATGAAATTCCTATCTGTAAGCCGTTGAATGATTTTGAAGGCAGATGGGTGAATCTACAAAATCAAGACTTTAGCGCACGTTGGCAATATGGGTGGACACAGAAAGATAGTGAGCAATATATTGATATCAAACTCAAAACGGAAATGTATAGTCCCTTAGATCGTATAGAAGATTTAATGTATCGTATGTTAAGCACCATTTCAGATTTAAAAAGTCGAGGACATCGTGTGTTGATGTTTCAACAAGCAGATAATTTTTTATATACTGATCTATTAGATGATCCTCGTTTGAAATTGTTTGATCAACCCGAGATTGTTGGCAAGTTCAAGTGGAGAGCAGTACCTTGGCAATTTGATCAAGGCGCAGAATGGTCACCAGAAGATGAACATCATGATAGAAATCATAGGCACGTGGCAATCGGGCAGCATTATTGGTTGAATCAGTATTTGACAAACTACATTCAAGAGCATAAAATATTGGAATGACCGCACATACATGTAGGTATTGTTCAAGATCATTCAGCCGAGAATCCACACTGAGTGTGCATGTTTGCGAACAGAAGAAACGCTATCAAGAGCAAAGTGAGCGTGGTGTGCAGTTAGGGCTGCAAGGCTATTTGAAGTTCTATGAATACACACAAGGGTCGGCCAAGCTGAAAGGGTGGGATGACTTTGCCACCTCGCCCTACTATCGAGCATTCGTCAAGTGGGGTAGGTATTGTGTAGATGTGCGTGTGATCAATCCAGAAAGATTCCTTGAATGGTTGCTGAAAGGTAATCGAAAGATTGACAACTGGTGTAGCGATAAGCTATACACAGAGTATCTTGTGACCCATGTGCAGAAAGAAACAGTGAATGATGCCTTGGCTCGTGCTATCGAATACAGCATTGACTGGAGTGAAAAGACTGCATCTCCTTCACATGATTGTTTAAGATATGGCAGCGCCAATGCCACATGCTATGCTGTCACAACAGGCAGGATCAGTGCCTGGGTGATCTACAACAGTGAATCCGGGCAGAAGTTCTTAAGTGAACTCAACTCAGAGCAAGTCACAATGATATGGCCTTACATTGATTCAGATGTATGGCAGAAGAAGTTTGCGGATTATCCAGGGGATCAGGAATACGCACGAGAGATTTTAACACAAGCAGGATGGTAATATGATAAAAAGTGTAATAGGCAATAGTCCATATCTAATGGTTGCCACCAACAATACCAGCAACTTCATGAACAACTACAGCGGTGCTCAAGGGCTGGGTAATATTCGATTCAACACTGCCACGCAGAGCTTGGAAGTGTATGATGGCCAGATGTGGAAACCAATGGAGATGGGCATGGCCACTGTGAGTCTCACTCAAGATGCTGTGGATGCTATAGGCTGGGTGAATCTCAAGCGCCATGAAGAAATGAAAATAAAAGCATTGGCTGAACGGCATCCTGCTGTGGCTGATCAGTTGGCAGCGGTGCAGGAAGCAGAAGAAAAACTGCGTATGATCACACTCTTGGTCACGGTATGATACACATCGATTATCAAGGCGGTGCTCACGGAAACTACCTAGAGTTTGTGTGCAACAAGATTGCAGGCGCGGTCGCACCGGGTACATTGCCTTTTAATTCGTTGGGAGCAGCTCATAAAAAATCCTATGATCAAGCACAAGTTTTCTTCGCTGGGCATTATTCCTACTTTGAGACTGAAAATCGTCCTAAATTATTTAATAGGATCATAAGCATACAGATTGACTCTGATGATCTGTTGCCGTTGACTCAAGTCAGTCTGTTGCGAGCAGGAGACTACGGGCATGACAATGATAATCTCGAAGTCAATACGTTCAACAAACTCAACAACATTCATTATCGATGGGTATTAGATCAATTGGTTGATGGATTTTTCACCGGGCAGATTCGTCGTAGTTATGATGCAGTAAAAGACCCCAGCTGGCCCGATGTGAACAGTCTGAATGATTTTGATCAACTGCCCGAGCACATACGAACAGAATGTGCTCAACAGCACGGATTGGTGTTGTTAGAACTAAGCGAGACCAACCCCGATTGCCCCCGACCGGTGCTGCGAGAATTTTTTAAAATCGGATTCGAGAATCCATTTGAACAAGGATTCCTTGAACAACAAACCAAAGTCTCTTACGGATCAGACGATGATGTGTATGTATTTCCATTCCGATGTTTCTACAACAAAATTGAATTTCTAGAAGAAATCAAAAAGGTTGCTGACTGGGCAGGAATACATTATACTTGCGAGAAAGAAATTGATCAGTTGCATGATGAATTCCTTGCTAGACAACCGTATCAAAATTCAAAACAAAAATGTGATCATTTGATGAAATCTATTAGAAACAATCAACCGTTGGATTCAACATCGACCATGTTGGAAGAAGCATACATCAACGCTGCCTTAGGGTGGGATTACTTCCGATGAGTGCAGACATTGACATTGATGTGCCCAATCGAGATGCTGTGCTGGCCTTGATTCAGCACACAGCCGCCCGGCAAAGCAACGGAAGGCGGCACAACTCCGGCATCTATGTCACAGAGATTCCCAGAGATCCCGTCACAGGCTGCTCAGCATTGGATTATGAAACAGCCGAAGCCCGCGGCTACTTCAAGATTGACTTGTTGAACATGAGTGTGTATAGTCTAGTGCAGGATCCTGCACACTATGAAAAGATGTTGGCAGCAGAACCGCCATGGACTAGACTGTGGACAGACCCACAATGGGCCAAGCAACTAGTGCATGTAGGTAACTACACTGATTTGCTGCGGACAATGCAGCCAGATTCGATTCCCCGAATGGCTGCATTTATTTCAGTGATTCGTCCAGGCAAAGCACACTTGCAAAATCAGCCATGGCCTCTAGTGTTTGAATCAGTATGGGATGGTGATGATAGTAGAGGCTATACTTTCAAGAAAGCTCATGCTGTAGGATATGCGGCACTAGTGGCCTTGCACATGAACTTACTCAATACGTCTGACCAGGGTGATTGATTTTCGTTTGCCCTTTCTACGGGCGATATCGTTTAGACTGCACACAGGGCCGTGCAGGATCTCCAGATCTTTATTCACAAAAGTGCGTAAGCATAGTCGGAATTCTTCCCATTCGCCACGCAGGAATATGTTGATAGGAATGGATCTATT